AATGAACTGGCAGCCGGGACACCCGATGAAGGGCGAAATCAAAACGATGGCAGCGGGTAAGGTTCCGAAGGATGGTTACTATGCCAGCGTGGTACATGCCGACGAGCACGGACAGCCAAGCTATGTGAACGGCCATTGCGACATGCAAGCGTCGGTTGACACTTGTTGGGGCAGTACAGGTCCGCGTCGTGAGAAACTGCTGATGCACACCACAACAGCCGGACGTGTCAAAGACGGCCCTTATAAGTCGAAGATTGAGAACGACGTGGAACCATCGCTATTGCGCGAGATGCAATACCCCCTCGGCCAGCGCATCCGCACCTCCGACGACTACTGGTGCGCCTTCCTGCTCCAGCTCGACAAGTGGGAGCTGACCGACGACCTGACGAAGCTCGACGACCCCGAACTCTTCAAGAAGGTGAACCGCTCGATAGGTACGACGGTGCAGCCCACCTACTACCGCGAGCGACTGCACGAAGCCGCCACCGGCACCGAGGACACCAAGCAGGAGGTATTAACTAAAGATTTTAATTGTTGGCAAGGCGTGAGCGTCAAGGACTGGATCAAGGCCGAGCAGGTGCGCCCCTTGCAGCGTGAAATGCGCATAGATGATTGCACCAAGGACAAGGGCTGGGTGATATTCACGGGCTTGGACTTCAGCCAGGGCGACGACTTGCACACGGCTTCTTGGTTGGCAGCGAGAAAGCACCCGTCTGGGCGTGGTACTGAGTTCTTTGCCGACTTTGACGCATGGATTAAGGAGTCAACGCTGAAGCAGTCGAGCATCAGCGCACTTTATGAGCAATGGATAGCGCAGGGATGGTTGCACGTTTCGCCGGGCGACATCTTCCAGCCGTCACTCTTCATCAACCGCTTGGACGAACTCATCAAGAAAGGCTGTCAGTTCATGTATTGGGGCTATGACAAGTATCAGTCGAAAGACCCCATTAACACGCTGAAAGCCTACTTGCAGAGCGCGTGGGGCATAGCCAACCCCGACCCGTACATACAAGTCGTTTCGCAGTTGAATAGCGAGTTCAATGCGCCGACTGATGACCTCTTTGCGGCGATGTTCGCCCCCGTGCCGTTCATCAGCTTCAGCCACAACCCCATGTGGCCGTGGTGCTTCGGCAATGCCGCGCTGGAGATCGACGGGCGCGACAACAAGCGACCCGTGAAGCGGAGCCAGTCAGACAGTTGCAAGGTTGACCCCGTGCAAGCCCTCATCATGGCGTTAGACTTGTATGAAAGGTATGAAGGAACGTTGCACTGATATTCTTAAATAACTTTAATATTTTGGCAAAAGATTTGGCGGTTATCAAATATTTTTCTTATATTTGCACCGTCAAAACATTGAGCGGCTGAAAGATGTCGCTGAAACCAGCGGCATATTTTTATGCCCAAACATGGAGAAATATAAACGGCCATAACCGCGTGGGACTCTGGAAACAGCCCAAGGTAACGCTCAATGTACCTGACAGCGCGTAGTGTGGCCATTTTTATTTATTTGTCAAAAACATTGAGTTATGAGTAACGAAGAATTTGAAAGAAAGCAGACTGAGCAGAAAGCCGCTCACATGCTGATGGTGGAGTTCGTAAAGAGCAATGCCAACCTCATGGCAACCGTATTGGAGCCAATCGTGGCAACATGGGGAGAAGTAACCTACGCAACATTAAAGGACAACATGGGCGTGGTTAGTCAGGTATTCGCAGGGGTAGCCTTGGAACTGATAGACCACAACAGCTCACTCGACCCTGAAGACTGCGACAATATGGTTTTGCCCGTCGGTGCCAAGACCATGAATAGCACCATCGAGGAATTGTCGAAGTTCATCAGTGCCGTGCGCCTTCTGTTTGTGCTCTTCATTGACAAGAACCTCAATCACCCTGCTATCGACATGGTACGCAAAGCATTCTATAAATACGAAGCGCAAATGTAACTATGGAAGAGATTTGGAAAGACATTGAAGGCTATGAAGGCCTGTACCAAGTGAGCAACCTCGGACGGGTGCGGTCGTTGGGGCGTACCATCATGCGAGGCACGAGATACGGCACCATTGCACCATACACCATCAAGCCGCGAGTGCTGATTCCTAAGATTTGCCAAGGCGGTTACTATCAGGTTGGGCTGTTCCCGATGGAGGGCAAGGCAACACCAGCAAAGGTTCACCGACTGGTGGCAAAGGCTTTCGTTCAGAATCCTGACAACCTGCCTGAGATTAACCACAAGAACGAGAACAAGAGCGACAACAGGGCTGAGAATCTGGAATGGGTGACGCATATCGACAACTGCCGATATGGTACACGCAACCAGCGAGGCGGTGAAAAGAAGTCGAAGGCGGTCATTCGGATGGATATGGATGGCAATACGATTTCAGAATATCCAAGCGTCATCGAGGCGCAACGGGCTACAGGCACAAACCGCTATCAGATCAGAATGTGTTGCAACGGCAAATACAAGACTGCTGGCGGTTATCGCTGGCGGTTCAAAGAATAACATTTTATTTATCAGACAACAATCGAGAGACATTCCCCGCCAGAATGCCTCTCTTTTTTTATATCTATTATAATTTATTTAACTATGGCAAAAACAGTAAACAACCCAAAAGAAAAGATGCGGATGAACATCGAACTGGCCGACAATGGCATCATCATCCGCAACCCTGAGTGTGAGGATAAAGTGACGCTGGCGATCACCAGCGAGGCGAAAATAATCTACGGTGAGCACGACCTGACAAACGAATACAAGGCCATCGGTCAGAAGATCTACGACTGGCTTTTGGAGGAGGTGATTGACAAACATGAAGGTGAACTGATCGTCACCAACTTCGACATCGACGTGGTGGCGACATTAAAAGGGAGGCCGATGGAATAGAGTATCAGGCACAAAATAAAGACAGAGTATCTTTTAAAGACATAGTAACATATTAACAATTTGAATTATGAGCAAAAAAAAGTTTCAATCGTGCCACAGCGCACAACAGAGTTCAAGCGGTGTTCTCTCGTTTCAAGAGAGACGAACAAGGCAGAATCACTCCCACACCATTGTATGACATCTATGGCCCTGAATATCTTAAAAGATAGAAACCCGAATTGAAATCTGAGAAATCGGCGACAAAACGTGTGTTTGTCGCCGATTCTTGTTTTTGAACACGAATTATCATTAATTTACACGAATCATGACGCGACAGGAAGCAATAAACAGATGGAAGGGCATCGTTTCGACGGTGTTCTGGGCAGAGGAAGCCATTGCGAAGGAGTGGGACGAGAAACTGATAGCGGCTCCCAGCATGAGCAAGGATGAACAGCAGCAGTTTGCGGACGGCTACTGCGAGGCCATTGCCACGGAGATAGTCAGCCGGTCAACGGACGATGAACTGGCTAAAATAGATTAACGACAACAAATTAAACGAATTAGAAGATATGGCGACAAAAAATGAAATACAGAAACTTTGTGCGTATCTGCATCGGGTGACGGACAAGGTGGAGAAACACGCACAGACGTTACGTGAACAGATGGAGAAAGGGCTGGTGACGTGGGAAGAATGCAAACAGTTGGCCGAAGCCAGCAACCTCGCTGAGTGGATAGGCTGTCAGGTGCATGAAGTGGAGAATCTTGCGAAAGAGCAGCGTTTCAGTCTCGGCTACCTGTACCGATGCAAGCAGTCAGACCCATTGGAAATCGTGAAGGCTGGGAATCTGTACAGACTGCGTAAATGGAACAATACTTACATCGTTTGTGGCAAAGGCTTTGCCATCAGCGAGAAGGTGATACCTGAGTATTTTGAGCGGGTAACGGAAGAGGAGGACAAGAAATGAAAAAACAGAAATTGATTTATATCTCCGGCAAGATGGGAGAAAAAAGATTGTCGAAAGCGACGGTCAGGAAATTCGAGGTGGCGCAGGAGAAACTGCTGAATGAGGGCTGGGTGGTGATCAATCCCGCCAGCCCAGTCTTTCAACGCTCTGCGCAGAAACATGTCGAGATAGAGGAAAAGAAATGGCAAGATTTAAAGTTTGGCGAGTTTGACTGGTATGCGTGGCTGTTGCTGTGGGATATGCACTCGCTGGCTCTTTGCGATGCCATATACATGCTGAAGGATTGGCAGGAATCCCCAGGAGCCACCGCCGAATACTACTACGCAAAAGCGTGCAAAAAAGAAATCATCTTTGAAAAGTAAGGAACTATGAGCGACGAACTGAAAAAGATACGCGAGCACATTGAGCGGACGGTGACGCATATCGCCCGTGAGCATGGCGTGACGGATGATGTCGTTTGGAAGCAGATGCTCATGACGGCGGTGGAACATGCGAAAGTGACAAACATTAAAACAACATGATTATGATGGACTACAACAACCCTAACGACCCGTGGCTTCAGACGGGTTATGACCCTTACAAGGAATTAGACGAAGACGGCAGGATGATGATGGGCTGTCTCCACATCGGCGGCATCGTCGCAATGATGATCATCGGCCTGATTCTGTGTGCGATTTTCTGCGGATGCACCACTACGAAGGTGGTGGAAGTGGAGCGCGTGCGGACGGACACGACGTATATCACCAAGTGGCAGCGGGATTCCGTATGGCTGCATGACTCCATCAGGATAGCGGAGAAGGGCGACTCTGTGATGATAGAACGCTGGCATACAAAATACGTTGAGAGGCTTCAGCACGACACGCTGTATCAGTCGAAGACGGACTCAATACCAGTGCCGTACCCAGTGACTAAATTGGTGGAGAGGGAACTGTCATGGTGGCAGCTCACGCAGATGTATGCCGGCGACGTGCTGCTCGTCGGCCTGCTGATCCTATTGGGCTACGGAGGCTGGAGGATGTGGCGTGTCTATCGTTTCTTCTGATTAAAGACAGAGTAACTTTTTAAAGACATAGTAACATATTAACATAAATCGTAGGAACTATGGCGAAAAATATGGTGAGTGATGCGGTAATTGTAACGCTTCAGAAGACGCTTAAAACATTTTGCGTAAAGACGGGTTACACAGAGGATAGTGTCTTTGAGGGACTGCTTGACTACATGATAGGATTTTTTAACCCGTCACTAACGCCTGAACCTAACCCTGCGTGGAAGTTTAAGCCCGAAGATAACGAGGTGTTTCACGATATGATGATGGAACCCGTGCGGCTCATGGTGAACCGCATCGACATGTCGGCGCTCGCTGAATTATACAAAGTAACAAAGGACAGAAGAATATAACATTATTATATATGATTACAGCAGACCAATTTGCAACAGCATGGGCCATCGGCATGATGTTGGCCGTTGCGTTCTTCCTGATAGGAGGCATCGCATTATGGATATATAGAAAGTTCTACTGAAAGTGGAGAACGAAATAACCGCCGTGAGGCGTAGACTGTGCGCGAGCATAGCAATTGAGCTATTTTAATTATTGGTAATGTGGCGGCTCGGAGGGTTTTTGTTAAATTTTTCCCTCCGAGCCTTTTTTTATGGCAAAGCCGAGTCCTATGTCTTTAAAATAATACTATGTATTCACGGTAAACCTTAAACAATGTTTTCTTCGGTATATGTAAGAAGTTGAACTAAAATATCGAAGAAAATGAAGAAATTCGGTTATTTATTATTGTTGTGCCTCAGTGTGATGGGTGCCATCGGAGGCTTTGGGTATAGTCTGTATTGCGAGGCATACCCGATAGCCGTGGGCGTGGTTGTGCTGGCTTATTCAGCATGGCCAAAGGTCAAAGAGTATTTCACCTATCTAACGCTCTGAACCGATGGAGATCACACTTGAAGCAATCATCAGCCTGATAGGGCTGTTTGTCGGCGGCGGTGCCGGTGCCTTCTTCACATGGCGATACCAGCGGAAGAAGGCCAAGGCCGAGGCCGAGAGTGCCGAGATCGACGCGGCTAAGGAAATGCAGGGTCTTTACAAACAGATGTTGGCCGACGCTAACGAATACCTGGAGGATGCCCGTAACAAGGTGGACGGACTGCGCCAGGAGCGCGACCACTACAAACAAGACCGCGACGAGCAGCGAAAAGAGATTGAGAAACTGACTAAGCTCTACTACGAGATTAAGACCGACGGTGAGCGTGAGCGTTCAAGGCTCAAAGTGGACATCAGCCGCGTGCAGAACCAGCTGAAGGGTATCATCCCGTTCACTTGTACGGTGCCCGACTGCAAACTGCGCCGGATGATGGAGACGGCCGAGTTGCCAACGTCGCAAGAGCAGGAGGCCACGAAGCAGGACATCGAACCGACCAACGAGGAGCTTTGACGGATTGAAGATTGAAGATTGAAAATTGAAAGATGAGAGCATCGCAAACTTTGATTAATCAGATCAAGAAGTTCGAGAGTTGTGCGCTGACGGCATACCCGGATGCCAAGGGTGTATGGACGATCGGCTACGGCCACACGGCAGGCGTTAAGAAGGGCGACCGCATCACCCTCTATCAGGCCGAGCAGTTCCTGAAGGAAGACCTTCAGAAGTTCGAGGCCGAGGCGAACAAGTGCAAGCGCATATCCACCCAAGGCCGTTACGATGCCATCCTCGACTTCATCTATAACTGCGGCCCCGCAAAATTCAACAGCTCCACACTGAAGAAGTACATCGAGTGCGGCAAGGCGACGTGGGAGATACAAGAGCAGTTCCTTCGCTGGGTGAACTCAGGCGGCAGGAAACTCGGTGGCCTTGTGACGCGGCGCATCTGGGAGGCTAACAGATTTAACGAGTAATACATAGTATTGTTTAAAGACATAGTAACATGAAGACTATCACCCTACAGCCTGGCGAGCAGGTCATCATCGAGGCGGCAACGACACCAACGCCGGAGCCTACGCCTACACCCGACCCAACACCAACACCCGACCCAACACCATCTGACTTTGGCAAGTATCTCTATGAATACGCTGTGCTCAACGATGAGCATATCTGCGAAGACAACGGCGACCATACGCCGGGCGACACCAACGACGACTGGTGGGATGAGGATGACTTCCGGCTGGCTATGGAGAAACTGAAGGCCGACCCCGACGTTCTGTTTGTCACCTCCTGCGGCGACATCATCGAGAGTGGCAGTCCGAAGAAAGCCACGCCAAACGACGATGCCAAAGAGTTCTTCGACATGTATAACGTACCATACTGGCAAGTGGCTGGCCTCCGATTCTTCACCTGCGTCGGAAACCACGATTTCTACGGACTCTACGAAAATCGCTGCGGTGACAGGATCATGGGCGAGCGGTTCTCCGACGAGACATCCATCGACGGCTATAATCAGAGTGTGCGCGACCGTATTGGCGACTTTTGGATCAGCGGCCAGGGCATCAACGGCATCGTGCCGGGAAGGGGCCGTATCGTATTCGACACGCAGGACGGCAAA